CTGGCTGCGCATGATGCTGAACACAGCCATGCTGCCATCGTCGGTGTTTGTCATCAACAGCAAATCAGCCTCTTCAGTGCTGGATGCCTTGCGCAGGGCAACACGCTGCGGCCCCTTGAGCAAGTGGCCAGACAGCAGCGAGATACGCTGGGTGATGTAGGTGAGCTGGGTGTCATTGAAGACAAACTCGTTCAAAGACTTTCCTTGGCGCTGGATGTAGATCGAGCCAGACTCCACCGACTGCACCCGCGTGCCGGGCTTGATGCCATTGCGTGACACGTTCTTGAAGGTAAATGTCAGCGGGGTCACAGGGTCAGTGCCAGCCTGCGGAATAAAGAACTCGCCGCCAGTGGTGAACACTTGGAAGTCACGCGAACTGATGATGTCAGTGATCACGTTCAGATCGTTGGTGTCCAGTGTCGCCTCGACAGCATCGTCATCCAGCGACTCAGTTGGAACGAAGTCAAAGAACAATCCGATCTTGGAACCCCAGATGGTCGATGGGCGTGATTTACTGCCGCCAAAGTACAAACGGCCCTCATGGAAGGTCACGGTGCGCGGCCAGCCTTTACCGGCAGACCACACATCAACGTAGCCGGTCTCAAGCTCCCAACCAGCAGATGCCACCACAGAGGTGTCAAAGAATGGGTACTCAGTGATGGCCTTGACCACAGTAGCGCTGACGTACTCAACAATGCGAGCCCGGCCTTGGGTGTTGACGTTGACGTACTGGTTGACATTGCCTGCCGAAAACACGCCAGCAGACGCGGTCAATGTGACGTTGCCAGACACAGCGCTTGGTGTCAGGGTTGCCGCTGGGTTGGTTGCCGCCAAAGTGAATGCATATTTTGGGATGCTGTCAAACGTGATTGATGTGGCCGTCCACGCTGTGTCGCTGGTTCGCGTAATGCGCACCGGCTGCAAGTCAGGGTGGACAACGATCAACGTGTCGGCAGACTGGGTCCAGCACATGTCATCAACAATGTCGCTGGTGATTGATGTGGTCAGGTAGTTGTTGCCAGTGCCATTGATGTTGGCCACCACAGCGCCGTTTTTGATCACAGTCATGCGGTTGTGCGTAAAGCACAGCATGTAGCTGTCGGCCACCGAGAACTGGAACGACACCAACCGCACGCCAGCGCCAGCGCTAGAAGCTCCAGCAGAGGCGTTTGGCAGCTCGAATACATGCTTTGTGCCGGGTCTACGGCGAAGGCCACCCTGCGGCTGGATCAGCACGTTGGTGGCTTTGGCCAGCGCATTGTTGTAGGCGGTCAGGTCAACCCGCGCACGAAGCAAAGGGTCAAGCTCGCCTGTCGCAAAGTTGGTGGTGAACTCTACAAAGCGTGGCATCAGTTCCTCACTGCGATCAGGCTGTAGTCTTCAATGATGCGCACAGGGTTGTTCTGGCCATCGATCTGGGCAGCGGCGCGGAAGTAACCGCCACGGCCATTCTCAGAGACATCGCCAGTGGCCACGCGCTGCCACTTGGCAGACTTGTCCTGTTGCTCGGTAATAGTCTCGGCAATGTGCCAAGCGACCATGTACTTCATGAGCTGCACAAAGTATTGGGGCATCGCGTACTCAGGTACGCTGAACTGGTAATCAATGAAGACGCTGGTCAGGTTGGTGAGCAGCTTGTCGCCTTGGATCTCCCAGTCTTTTTGGACCGGGCTGCCGGGGTTGGCGCTGTTGTACACAGCTCGCGGGTTGGATAGCTTGTCGCCGGGTAGCTGGTACTCGTAGCGCCAAACAGTTGTTGGGGTGGTGATGAGTTGTGCAAGCTGCACCTTCTTCATCGAAAAGCTCCATGGGTACATGGACAGGGTGGAATCACGAATGTCTGGGTAGAGTCGGTCGCACACGCTTGACTCGTCAGTGCCATCGTTAAAAGACGAAATTGCCTTCGCTCCAATCAGAAGCAAGGCATCAGAGCAGATTGATACACCAGTGTCACCAGCAGCCATTTGAACCTCTCAATGTGAGAAAGGCCAGCCCCCGAATACTCAGTGGCTGGCCCAACTGTTCCGACTCAGAATTAATCTGTATCGGTTGCGGTAACTGTCACGCCGTCAGTGATGTCAACCACGCCAGAGGCGTTGCTGACCACATAAGCGGTAGACATTACAGGTGTGCCACCAGTTGCCGAGTAGCAGAAAATGATGTCGCCAACCTTGAGGATGGATGCAACCGAATTGAAATAACCAGAAACGCGAATCACAGTTTGTGCATCAGCGCTTGCGTAGGTATAAATCGAGGGTGCATTGCCAGCCTTTGATTGACCGCCAACAGTGTTAAAGCCAGTGCTTGAAAATGCCATGTTGTTCTCCTAGATTAAGTTTCACGGCAGGTGATCTTGACGATACCTTCATCGTCAATGGCGATAGCGCCAGCACTGAAGACCTCATTCACCAACCAAGAAGTCTTCTCGGCGATGTAGTTGATCTCGGTGCGCATGGCGATACCTTCACCGTAGCCAACTGCATCCTTGTGGAATGCATAGCATGTGCGGTCAAGAGAGGCGTCGATTGGCAAGCCACCTTCGGAACGGTCACCCAGCACATGGAAAGTGAATCCCAAGTAGGTGTTGATCTCGCCTTGCACCAGCGCTTTAACGCTGTTGAAGTCGGAGCTGGTCACGCTGGTTTCGGACAACAAGTTGGACAAACCGTTGGCGTGGATGATGATGTGACGGCCATCAGGCGGCACATTGCCTTTGTCCAACAGACGTTTTGCTTCGCGCAGCTTGGCAATGTTCATGTTGGTTGTTGAGCCACCAATGCTGTTGGCAACGGTCAAGCTGGTGCTGGAGCCATTCAAGGCATCCAGAATCATTTGGTCTTGACGGCGACCCATAGCGCCAGCAACCACTTGCACCAATTCTTGGCGCTCGTCGAAGTTGACTTTGGCTTGCGAGAAGATGTCGCTGTACTCTGCTGCATTGAAATCAGCCAATGTCAAAGTGACAGTGCTGAAGCCAACATTCAGAGGGGTGACATCAGTTTGGGGAACGCGAACTGTGGCAACACCACGGCCCACTTTGGGGAACTTAACAGTTGAACCTTCGACTCCACGACGCTGGCGAACCGCCGGAACCAACATTGCCTTACCTTGGTAGGCTTGTTTGACTTCCGCGTCGAAGAGAGTAACGAAGGCATTGCTTAAAGAAATGCTCATTTGGATACCTCATTCGGTTGTTGAAAAAACAGGGTTCTCGCGCCGGTAAGCCTAAAAATTTAGGGCCGAATGCTTGCTGGTATCGCCAGCCAATCGTCAGCATCCGCTGCGGTAAGGGTCGGTTGCCCGGTGGGCCTTGGCGCGATTGTATGACTTTTTTAGAAAAAGCAATAGGGATGATTGAGTGTTGTACAAAAAAGACCCAGCCGGAGCTGGGTCAAAGGGCAACTGCCTGCCTTGAAGAGATTATTTAAAACTTGCGTGAAACATCTTCTCGACCTTCTGCCGGTAACCAGTGTCGGTCTTGTAGCGCGGATCTTGCACCATTTGGTAGAGCTCGTCTTTGCTTGGGGCTCCTTCCAGCGGTGCGCTTTGGGTGGGCACTCGGCCTTCGTAGGCTTCGCGCACCTTCATCAGCGCGGTGATGCCGCGAGCTGTGCCGCCCATGATCTTGAACTCTTCAAAGTCATCCTTGGACCAGACACCCTTGTTGACCAGACCGCGAGCCCAGTCCACCATGCCGTTGACGATTGCGCCAGCGTTGGGGCCAAGCTGCTTCATTTCAGAAGCTGGGTCAACCATGTCGCCTTGCATCAGCTCACGCGCTTGGGTTTGCAGGTTGTCAACCAGATCGTCAAACGCGGCTTGGGACAGGCCGTTGTCCTTGGCCCAGCCAGACAGGGTGGTGGCGATGGGGTTGGTGTCTCCCTCCTCGCCAAAGGCTTTGAGGTCATATTTGCCGTCTGCTGGCGCTTTGTGCTTGCCTTGGCTGATTTGCTTGCGCAGATCTGACCAGCTCTTGGCGATGCCTTCTAGGTCGGGCTCGTTGGAGTCTTTTTTCCAGAAGTTCTCAGGCCAAAAGTCTGGCCTCTCAAGCGGGTCTTCAGCCGCTGGTGCGTCTGGTGCTGCCGCTTTGTGGTCGATCTCGACCGCTTGGGGATTGCGTGGTTTGGTTTCGTCACTTACTTGCACGTTGTCAAGTAGGCCGGTTGACCCGGGCTCGACGGTTGCTGTGTCGGTCATATTTTCCTTGCTTGTTGAATCCGTACCTCGATGTCCCGCACCACCGTCCTTTGCCCTTCGGCAAAAAAGGCGTGTGAGGGGTCTGTGCCCGGTACGGCGATGGGCACATTCACATACATGTCGCGCAGCCACTGAAGCAGCTTCTGGCCATCCTCGGAGCCAAACACCCGCAGGGTCAGCCGGGCCAAGTCTTCGCGTTTCTGGTCAACCTCGCGGATGTCGCTTGTCTCGCCAATGGCGTTGATTTCATCCCAACTCATGCTGGCATTCCGGCTGGCGCTGGCAGGGCAGGCATACCCGCGCCGGCTTGGGCCTGCATGGCCATGGCCTGCGCAATAGCTTGCTGCTGCTGCTGGTTCTTCATCTCTTCCATGAGCACGGCACGCTCGGCTGCGGTGTTGCGCACAGCGGCAGGCACGCCCAGCTTGTCGGCCAGATAGTCCACCAGCATGTCGGTCTTGATGGCCAACTGGCCATCAGTACCCAAGCTCTGAGCGATCTGCATGTACTGCATGATGGCGTTGACCTCTTCCATGTTCTGAGCCATGGCCAGTGGGGCAACAGGGGTGACCTTGACCTCCAAGCCATTGACCCGCAGCGGCATGTCGATCAGGCCACGCTCGTCCATCACTTCCAAGATCTTGGCGGTGACAGGGATCATGGTCTCGTTGATCAAGCGACCAAAGGCAGAGCCAAGGTTCTGGGCCAGTTCCTTCATGCGCTCGACGATCTCGGTGGCCGACCGGGCAGACATGTTGTCTGGCGGCAGCGACTCGTCCAACAGGATGCGCTTGACGTTTGAGCGTAGGTCGTTGATCACCAACTGGCTGACGTTAAAGTCGCCAGAGCGGGGCAGCGGCAGCAAGGCTGGGCCTTGTGAGCCGCCATTGCGTGCGACTGGGATGATTGCACCCGGCACGATCTTGACCGTGTTGGGATTGAGCACACCATCGTCTGCGGCGGTGTAGACACCAGCCACGGCCAGCGATGCGTTCTTGAGCAGCAGCTCGATGGTCTTGTTCAGCGTCTTGATGTCGGGCAGGGCGGTCATCAATGGGCCACGGCCATAGATCTCACCGGCCACCTTCATGTAGCGGCTGATCACCCATGGGCTCATCTTGCGGCGGCGGTAGACCAGCTCAGACTTGG